GATGAGGTTTCTCGTCTTATCAAGGACCTAAAGATTTAGGAGAATCGCATGTTAGATGCTATTAAACCACTACTGGATAGCGATCTTGTCAATGAGGATACTCGCCAAGCTATTGCCGAACAATGGGAAGCAAAGCTAAGTGAAGCCAAAGAGACAGTTCGTGCAGAACTTCGTGAGGAGTTTGCACAACGCTATGAGCATGATAAAACTGTGATGGTAGAAGCCCTAGATAAAATGGTAACAGAAGGCCTGACAAGTGAACTTTCTGCTCTTAACGAGGAGAAAAAGGCACTTGCAGAGGACCGTGTAAAGTTTGCAAAATCAATGACAGAAAACGCCAACAAGTTTAACAACTTTATGGTTACAAAGCTGTCTGAAGAACTGCGTGAACTACGCAAGGACCGCAAAGTACAAGTAGAAGGTTTTGAGAAATTGGAATCTTTTGTTGTAGGTGCTTTGGCTGAAGAAATCAAGGAGTTTGCAGCAGACAAGAAAGACCTAGTTGAATCTAAGGTAAGACTTGTTCGCGATGCACGTGGACAACTTGAGGCACTGAAGAGCAAGTTCATCAAAGAATCTGCTAAGAAGATGTCAACAACTGTTTCAACACATCTTAAGGCTGAACTAAGTCAACTACAAGAAGACATCAAAATTGCTCGTGAGAACAATTTTGGTCGTCGTATCTTTGAAGCATATGCCACAGAGTTTGGTGCTACTCATCTCAATGAGAATGCAGAAGTACGCAAACTAAGTGAACTAATTGCTGAAAAAGACAAGCAGTTGGCGGAAGCCATCCAAACTCAAGCACAAGCTAAGAAACTTGTAGAGAGTAAAGATCACGAGATTAAAGTCATTCGTGAAGCCAATGAGCGTGATGCTACATTGGACGAACTTCTATCTCCTCTCAATGATGAGAAGAGAGCAGTAATGACAAATCTACTCGAGAACGTTCAAACATCCCGTTTAAAGAACGCATTCGAAAAATATTTGCCAGCAGTACTCAGCGAAGCAAAAGCCACTAAAAAGGCTGACAGCTTGGTTGAAGCAACTGGTAATAAATCTGCAAAGGCCGTCGAAGCAATCAGCAACACCAATAATGTTGTTGAACTAAAACGCCTAGCAGGGCTTTAAAATATAGAAAAAGGAGACAGAAATGTCACAAGAACTACTAGAAAGCCGTTGGGATGAGACCAAAGAAGCCCTCCTAGAAGGCCTCGGCGGAGCTCGCCGCTCAACAATGAGTGTTGTACTTGAAAACACTCGCAAACACTTGGCTGAGAATGCCACAGCTGGTGCAACCGGTTCAGGCAACATTGCTACACTAAACCGTGTGATTCTTCCAGTTATCAGACGTGTTATGCCAACAGTTATTGCTAACGAGTTGGTTGGTGTTCAGCCAATGACAGGTCCAGTTGGTCAGATCCATACACTTCGTGTACGTTATGCCGACGCAATGACAGACAACTCAGCAGCAGGCACATCAACAGCAGCTGGTGAAGAAGCTCTATCACCATTCAAGATTGCACAAGCATATTCAAGTGCATCTACAGTAACAGCTGGCGCAGTACAAGCTGCACAGAACATTTACACTGGTGCAAACACAGCAACACTTGAAGGTTCAGGCGGTCGTCAGATTTCAGTCCAGATCCTAAAGCAAGCTGTTGAAGCAAAGACACGCAAGCTACAAGCTCGCTGGACATTTGAAGCAGCACAAGACGCACAAGCCATGCATGGTATTGACGTTGAAGCTGAAATCATGGCAGCACTTGCACAAGAAATCACAGCTGAAATTGATCAAGAGATCCTACTTTCTCTACGTTCACTAGCAGCTACTGAGTTCACATACAACCAGGCAACTGTATCAGGTACAGCTACTTTCGTTGGTGACGAGCATGCAGCACTTGCAGTTCTAATCAACAGAACAGCTAACTTGATTGCACAGCGCACACGTCGTGGTGCTGGTAACTATGCTGTTGTTTCTCCTGCTGCACTAACAGTGCTTCAGTCAGCAACAACATCAGCTTTTGCTCGTACAACAGAAGGCACATTCGAAGCTCCAACAAACACTAAGTTTGTAGGTACATTGAATGGCACAATGCGTGTATTCTGCGATAGTTATGCAGCAGACACAACTCCAGTTCTAGTTGGTTACAAAGGCGCAAGTGAAACAGACGCTCCAGCGTTTTATTGCCCATACGTTCCACTAATGAGCTCAGGCGTTGTCCTGGATCCAAGTAGCTTCGAGCCAGTCGTATCATTCATGACACGTTATGGTTACATCGAACTAACAAACACAGCATCTTCATTCGGTAACGCCGGTGACTATGTTGGTGAGATTGCTGTACAGAACCTATCGTTCTCATAAGCCTTATCACATCATCCTGCTTTGCAGGGAGGAGAAAACAGCACCTTCGGGTGCTGTTTTTTTATGGTCAACATAGAATGCATTGAATTATTTGACTAAATAACTGTAACATAACGCAATGATGCGTTTTATGCGGAACACCATCCGCGTAGTAGGCTAGAACCTACATCGGACTTCTATAAAGGAGAAAACAACATGGGACGTCCTCTCAAAATTAAAAAATCAGCAACCACTGACATTGGTTTCAACAATCCAGGTGATGATTCATCACCAAGAATACCATCCGGCGAACTATACTATGGTCAAGTTGGCGGAGACACTTACCGCGCAACAGGCGACAATCCAGTCACATCATGCCGTGTCAAAATTGGCACAGTGGCAGAAGCTGAAGGTTATATCATCCGTCAAAAAGGTGCAACCAAGTATCTAGTTGCTGATGCAACTGGTGTTACAGCCGGTTCGTTTATTACTGGTAACACATATATTATTACTGCACTTGGCAACACTGATTTCACTCTTGTTGGTGGACCTAGTAGCGCAGCAGTTGGCACAACATTTGTAGCCACTGGCGCAGGCGCAGGTACAGGCACAGTAGATACAATTGGTACATGTGTACTGGCCGACCTAGCTGATGCAGCATTAACAGCCGATACAATGACAATAACTTATTCGGATGTTGGATCATCACAAGTTCGCATCAAGCGCATGACCAACAGATATGCAATCAACTTTGCTAACGCTAGAGTTGTAGTTAACTACTTTAACATCCTCGATGATACAGTTGAGAAGTCAGGTGCTGATAAAGACACAATGACAGGTGCTGTAACAACTATTGATGTAGTACAGGTTGAGAATCCAATCTACGGTTAATAAACACTTTTTAACTAACCAAACCCCCATTGTAATAACTACAATGGGGGTTTTCAATGAGCGCAGCATTTATATTAGGAAACGGCAGAAGCAGATTAGTACTCGATCTCAACAGTTTAATGGAACTTGGTTCGGTGTTCGGGTGCAACGGGTTGTACAGAGATTTTACACCTCACTGTTTAGTAGCCACTGACAGGCCTATTGCTGAAGAAATACAAAATTCTGGATATGCAGAAAAACACAGATTTCATACACGCAAGCCCATTGAAAGTCTTGGTGGCAAGTTTTTAGTCAAAGAATACAAAGGTTTTAGCAGCGGACCAAATGCCGCTGCACTTGCTCTTGTTGACGGTCACAGCGACATATACTTGATAGGTATGGATCTTGGCAGTACAAACGGTATGTTCAACAACATTTATGCAGGCACGAAGTTTTACAAACAAGAACTTACTGGACAAACATTTCCTGGCAACTGGATAAACCAAATTGTTAAACTCACTGAAGACTTTGAAAGTAGACAGTTTTGGAGAATCGAAGGACCTGAAAGTGCATTTGTTCCGCAGTTTAATAAAATACCAAACATGAGGATTTTGTCAATGGACAAGTTTATAGAGAAGGTAAATACTGCTAGAGGTCCACTATGAACACAAAGAAAAGAATTGACGGCGATTACTACATTGAAACTATAAACGCTGATGACAGGGTTTATATACAGACAAACTCTATGGAGCTTGACGGAAACCTAACGGTATCGGGTAATATAACCTATATCAATACTGAAACTCTTGATATCAAAGATCCGTTTATTATGTTAAACAGTAGTAATACGGCAACATATGCTGCCAACTCTGGTGTGCTTACACACAAAACAGCAAGCTCATTTGCTGGCATTAGATACAGTGTTGCCGCAGGTTATTGGGAATTAAGTACCGACACCAGTGAAACTGGAGAAACTGGCACATGGACAGAAATTGGAACAGCAGTTGCTGGTAGTGTTGCAGGAGCAAATACACAAGTACAGTTCAACAATGCTGGCGCTTTTGGTGCTAGTGCAAACTTTACATTTACAGATACCAGTCAACTTAATGTTGGTGGAAATATAAATGTTACCACTGGATTGCAACTTGCAGATAGTGCCGCACCTGGTGCAGTTACAAATACCACTGTCCTGCACGGTGGCATAGCAGGTAGTGGTGGAACAGGCGTTTACTTTGTAGATGGATCTACAACAGATGAACTAGTAAGCAAAAGCAAAGCTATTGTTTTTGGAATTATATTTTAAGGAAAAACGATGACAATACAAACAACTGCCGTAACAAATAGTGCAACTACAGTGTACACAAGTACTAATAATACTGCAATCACTTATATGCAATTAACAAATGAAACTGCTGGTGCATTGACAGTTGACATCCACGTTATACCAAGTGGAGATAGTTTGTCAAACACAAACCTAGTTGCAAAAACACTTAGCATTGCAGCCACTGACAGTTATCAATTATACACAGGTGGCGAAAAACTACTGCTTGCGAATGCCGATACAATCCAAGTCACTGCAAGTGCAGCCACAGGAATAAATTC